TTAATGACTTCCTTCTTAGGTTTTTCTATAATTCCTAAAACTTCATCTAAGTGGTCATCCACATTCATAGGCATTACATCTCTCATGTTGCTATATCCGTACCAGTTGTTGGATCATTATGTTTACCTTCATCAAAAAATTCAAAAGTTTCTGAGAAACCATAATCGGTGTCAGCTGTTGCAGAAAGGGGTGCAGGAACAACTGTATAACGAGATTTGATTGTAGCATCTTGTACACCATCAGTAGTTTTTTCGTTTACAATTCTTGCTCTACTAAATGTTCTATATGTATCAGCTTTAAAATCTGGATAGCCTGGAACATCACCAAATCCGTCTAATATTATATAGTTTTTTGTATCTGGTGTACTATCTTCATATATGATAAATTCTGGAAGTACAATTTCTGTATCACCGCCCGGAATTCGGAAATTAACTTCAATTGATTTAATGATTTCACCAGATGTAACATTTGGATAGATAAACCCTTTAAGTGTAAATGAAAGAGTCCAAGTAATAGTTCTTCTTGCTGTTAAATCACCCTCGTACTCATCTGCTACATCAGCAGAGTTTAACGTAATAGGAACATCTGCTTTAATGTTCATATCGGGAATTGTATTGACGGTAACAGTAAACTCTGGTGTAAAATAAGGAAGTACCTGCTCTAAAATTTGTGTTCCATCTTCAGCATTCTTAACAAGTATGAATAATTGGAAATCAAAGTTGTAAGGAACAGGATTATACATTGTAGTCATATTGGAAGTAGTAGAAGAAGTGTTTGCTGCTACATTTCTACCAATCGTGTTCAATTTTCTTGCAGAATCATAAGAAATTCCTGTCATCGCAAACCCCATCCTTGGAGTTCTCGTCGCTATAACTTTTCTATCTGAAGTGGTTTCTTGAATAGCAAGTAGCCACTTCTGTTTGGGGCCATATGCAAGAGGAACTTTTAATCGTTCAACAACAACACCACTTGAATTCTTCCTTTCAATATTAATATCATTGAAAAGAGTTCCAAACACTGCTACATATTTTCTTATAGTTTGATGATAAAAGGTAGATCCTAACATTAGTACCCTGTTCCTTCACTAAATGGATTACCTTCTGTAAAGTCAAGTATAGAATCAGCCACAGTTTCAATCGCTACGTTGTTTGCGTATGGATCAGCCTGTACTCCAGTTGATGCACCAGTTGATATTGTCTTATCATCAAAAGAAGAAACCACATAAGAAGCAGTTGTTTCAATCATAAGTTTACCCGTAGCAGAAGAGTTTGGTGTAGTAAGACTTTCATCTTCTAACAGAATACTATCTGATGTAGTATCTCCATCCTCTTGTTTAAAGGAATATGGAAATTCAAAGATTTTACTGGAATCACTAAATGCACCTATGATATTACCAATAGTAAGAGTTGTGTATTCAGAAGTATCAGTAACAGTTCCCTCTGCGACCAGAGCATTACCGTCTTCTCTAACCAAATTATCACCACCCTCAGTTAAGAGATTTTTATATTCCAGATCAGTACCAGTTACTGCAAATATCTCACCCTTAATTGTGGCATTTGAATAACCAGTAGACCCTTGATAAACTGATTCACCAACCGTAAATGTACCAGTTCCTGCACCAAGAGTAAATTTTATTGAATAAGAATTATCAATTTCAATTTGATCAAGTACAGCGATACCAGTATCAATTGCTTCATCAGCGTATTCAAAGAGTTCACAAACTAAATCAAAAGTCTGCAGTCCACCCATCTGATAGAAAACATTCGTATCTTGCACGTGTTTAATCTCAAACAGGGAGTCAGACAAAGGAAAGAAAATAAGGTCACCTTCTAGTGGTTCTTTATCTCTATTGCCTGTTTCAAAATTTAAATCTATAAATCTTCTACGAGAAATTGTAAAAGTAATTTGATCTCTTACTTCTAGTCCAAAGTTACTTACAAATGTACCGTCACCTTCAAATCCATCTATGCTCTTAATGTACACTTCTACCATACGAGCATCTTCAAACTTAGAAATACGATCCTCACCAAAGATAGAATCTGTATTTACTTGAGTTCTAGGCATGTAGTGAACATCAATACCAAAAGATTTAATAGACTCAATTACGATACTTTCAACAAGTCTTTGATCTGGTGTATTAGTTCCATAATGATTAAAGTAATGATTGGTTGCCATTTATATCCTCTAACCCATGTAGAAATCATCGGGCAGCTGATACTCTAGCCTTCCTTCAACTTCTAATTTTTCAATTTCTGTAATTGCGTCATCATATAATTGTCTTCCATTTAAAGTAACACCACCTGGCAATTGGACACCTTCAAATTTTATAAGGTTCATCCCCCATTGTCTTTTTAGTAGCGCTGTACAGTATTTTTTGAGAAAAATATCACTATAAGCATCAGTATATGTTTCTGGATTCATTGATGCATAAGCTTCAACTATAACAAAATCATCTATTTGAAGGTCAGAGCTCCAATCTATATCAAGATAAACTCTATCTCTGTGACGATTGAATCTGAATCTAGGCATTCCAGAGAAAAGATTTTGAATAGTAGAAAGATATTGTTGTGTGAAAACATAGCTTTTCACATCACCAGCTGACCCCATAGTATAAAGGTCATTCAATGCGTATTGATAGTTGACTGAAAACATATTTGTACTACCACTCAAGTTTTCGGAAAGTGGTATAATTCCTGTGATACCAATATAACTCTCATCCAACGAAAGATAATGATTATCTATATCACCGATAGTTTGAGTTGTACTGGCATGAACAGTTGCTGTTGCACCACTTGAAGCTCCAGTAATAGTTTCTCCCGCAGTCCATGTTGTTGTAGTATCAGTGTAATATGTGTTACCATCTCCAACTGCTATGGCATTAGAATTATTTTTTGTAACAGGACTTGAATATCTTATTGTAGTGTTTGCACTGTGGTATTGATGAAGTGTAGCCCTAAGTCCACTCGTTCCTCCTTCAATGGTTTCTCCATTAGAAAAAGTACCAGTTGATGATGAGGCTAATAATTGAGTTGAAGCAGTAATTTGTTTCTTTACAAATTCTGGATGTGTACCATCAAAATGATACTCCTGCCAGTAAGTTACTGCGTCATCAATAGTGTCTTCAATTTGGTCATCATCAAGATTCAGTTCAACAACTGGATGCCCCAATTTTCTTTTACAATAATCTTTAAATGTAGTTCTAGATGTAGGTTGTGTCATTTGTTTAAATCCTTACTTCGTAGATTCTGGAGATACGGTTACAATACCTTCTGCTAATCGTTCTATTGTAGTTCCATCTGACTGAGTATATTCTATATCATATGCATACTGACCAGCAGCAATGTTTGCAGTATTTGTTGCAGTCATAGAAATTGTCACATTCGATCCAGAAATGGAAGGTGTGAAAGAATGTATATTGTTACCAGAATATGTAGATTGACGCATCTTAGCGGCACAAGTACCAGAAGAAATAGTGACATTCCCACCGGCAGAGTTTTGTGCGGTAATGGTCTTTTCAAGGGTGGCCCCTTGATCCAATACAAAATTTACAGTTTGTTTACTTAAAGTCAGTGCCATTTATTCCTTACGCTGTATCTGCTGAGTAGTTATTTGCCCAGTATGAATTGTCTGCTTGAGTTCTAAAATAATCGGGGTCATCCATTGAAGCTTGAGCCTTCAAATAATTGCTATCTGCAGCACCCGATGTTATATTAGGATACGGATCTTTTTTATTTTCAGAAGTATCTTCAAGTCTATCTGGATGATGACTTGGACTCCATATCCATGTGTTCGTAGCATCCTTATTACGCAATGTTGCCCACCCAAGCGGATCCATAGCAAATCCATTTATTCTATTTACATTTCCCTGTATGTCATTCCATCCTAATGCTTGATTCGTTACCCATGTACCTGCCCAATTTCCTTCAAATACATATGCATTGGCAGCACCATCACAAAATGCACCAAATCGTGTATCTGCTTCCCTGTCTCCCTCGTATCCTACTCCTTGAATAAATCCTAAGTAATCATCTCGGTTAGTCATTTGTATGTGGTGCCAATCTATTTCGTGTACTTTGCCTGTCCTCAGATTTGTTTGGTAGAACTTAAAGGAGTCTTTAATATTTTGTACTAGTTCCGCCTCAGTTTCAGATAGTGTACTGGTTTTGTAATATCCCACAGGCCCACCATTATACACACAAGTAATCTGATACCACATACGCACATCTTCTGTAACATCATAAGGATTCATTGTTTGGTATGTGGTTGTACTGTTATCTTCGGCATTTTCAAATGAGTCTTGATAAACATTACTAGGAGTGTTAGTCCATATTTTAGTATTTGCTGATACTCCCAAGACTGGCTTAAGGAATCCATCGACACGATTGTAGTTGCTTTGATTCCTAGTCATGTGCCCTATTTGGAAAGTGAGTCTACCATAATTCTGTTGTAATCTAAATCCACCTCCTCGCGTATTACCGTAATGCTTTGGTGACATTGCCCAGACTGTTCCATTGGGTTCGATCCTTTGATCAATATGAGTGATTTTAGTAAAGTTTGTTGAAAATGTTGATGTAATAGTAAATGGTTTTCCAGTTCTTGCTTCACCATCGGCAAGAGCAGAGTAACTACCAGTACTCCAAGTTGAGGTATTTTCGTTGTAAGTGTTTGGAGTTCCTACCAATCTGATCAATGCTTCATTCCATGCTAGATGACTATTAGTGATTGTTCCTTCTGCTACTACTACATCTTGCATTTCCTCAATATCATCATGATGAGGGCCTTCCATTTCCCAAAAGTGATCCTCACCGTTTTCTCCCCAATAGGGGCTGGCTGCATCAGTTCCATTGGTTACTAATCTATCTTTTCCACCATCATTTCTAACATAGTCAGTCCACAGAGTAGAACCCCATTGGCCATCAGATATGAGCTCGACTACCACATTCGCTTGTTCTTCTACTCCACCAGTTATGATATCTCCTGCTGTAGACTGTGGAGATATAGTTACAACACCTTCTGCTAATCTTTCTACGGTAGTGGCATCAGATTGAGTGTATTCCACATCATACAAATATTGGCGGTCTGCAGAAACATTGGCAGTATTTGTTGCTGCCATTGAAATAGTAACATTTGATCCAGAAACGGATGTAGAAAAAAAATGTATATTGTTACCAGAGTATATAGATTGTCTTAGTTTGGCTGAAGTAGTGCCGGAAGATATGGTCACATTACCACCTGCTGTGTTTTTGGCGGTAAAAGTCTTGATAAAGGTGGCCCCTTGATCCAATACAAAATTTGCAGTTTGTTTATTTAAAGCCAGTGCCACCAAGAATCTCCCTGTTGTTAAAACCTTTTTCTATTATTATTTAGTAAAGGTGGGGATTGTGAATGTTTAACTTCTTATGCTGATGGTGGGTCATTTACAGGTTGTATATTAAACCAACCAGTAATATATATTTTGTTACCTTTTAGTGGTGGATTTCCCCTATGCATATGAGTAAACCCAGCAGGCCAT